GAAGTATAAGCAGTTTGATAAACTAACTGATAAGCAGTTGGGATTCTTTTGGCGTCCAGAAGAAGTAGACGTTTTACGAGATGCAAATGACTTTAAACTTCTTACAGAACACGAGCGCCATATCTTTACAAGTAATCTTAAAAGACAAATACTATTAGATAGTGTTCAAGGCAGAGCACCAGTTGAGGCATTTGGTCCATTAGTATGTTTACCAGAACTAGAAGCATGGATTCAAACTTGGACATTTAGTGAAACAATTCATTCACGTAGTTATACACATATTATTCGTAATGTATATGCTAACCCAAGTATTGTTTTTGATGAAATGATGGATATTCCAGAAATAATGGATTGTGCAGGAGATATCTCAGAATGTTATGATCAACTTATTGAACTTACTTCTTATTACAACTTATTAGGCGAAGGCAAACATACAGTTAACGGTAAAAAAATTACAATTGACAAGTATGAAATTAAAAAGTTACTATACAAAACACTAATGAGTGTGAACATCCTAGAAGGTGTTCGTTTCTATGTTTCATTTGCATGTTCATGGGCATTCGCAGAACTTAAAAAGATGGAAGGTAATGCTAAGATTATTAAACTAATTGCACGTGATGAAAACTTGCACTTAGCATTTACGCAATCTTTATTAAAGGTTCTACCAAAAGATGACCCAGACTATATTAAGATTGCTAAAGAAACAGAAGAAGAATGTATTCAGATGTTTGTAGATGCAGTAGAACAAGAAAAAGCATGGGCAGATTATTTGTTTAAAGATGGATCAATGATTGGATTGAATACACAGCTATTAAGTGATTATATTGAATGGATCGCATCAAAGCGTATGGCCGCAGTTGGATTAAAATGTCCATATAGTATATCACAAGCAAACCCACTACCATGGACACAAAAATGGATTAGCGGCTCTGAAGTGCAAGTTGCTCCACAAGAAACTGAAATCAGTAGTTATGTGGTTGGTGGTGTTAAACAGGACGTATCAGAAGATACATTTAAAGGATTTAGTTTATGACAAAAGTAGTAGTATACAGTAAGCCACATTGTCCTTATTGCGATAAGACTAAGGCATTACTAAAAAGAATGGACATTGAGTTTGAAGCAAAAATGCTTGATGAAGATTTTACAAGAGAAGATTTAATGGAAGTTGCTCCAAGAGCCAGAACCTTCCCACAAGTGTTTATTAACGGAACAAACATTGGCGGGTATGATCAATTGACAACATACATTGAAACAACCAATTTTAACGGAACAGGATTTACATTATGATTATTGAAGCACCTTATAAAGTAGGGGACATAGTAAGTATCAAACTAAGCAGTGGTGAAGAAATGATTGCGAAACTCGAAGAAGAAACAGCAACACACATTTCACTAAACAAGCCACTTATTTTAGTAGCAGCAGAAAAAGGCGTAGGCCTATCACCATTTATGTTCACAGTTAGCCCAGATGCTAAAGTGCGTTTGAATATAAATAGTATTATATGTGTAGTTAAGTCAGCGAAGGACGCCGGCGATACATATATTCAACAAACAACAGGTATACATTTAGCAAAAGCATAATATGGCAGGAGTTCACCGAAATACAGACAGTCGTGCATGCGGAGCCTCAACTAATGTTACAGGACAAAGCACGGTATGGGTTAATAATAAACTATGTAGTGTTCATGGTGATCCAAACACCCACGGCGATGGCAATTTAAAAGCAGCATGTAATAATGTAAAGGTTAATCATAAATTAGTAGTGATACAAGGTAATAGTGCATCAGCAGATAATCTTTGTCCAATACCCGGTGGTGATCATTGCAATCCAAAGGCAACTACTGCCAGTGGTGACGTAAAGGTTGGAGCATAACGTGGCAGATTTTGAAACAGCGGCCAATTATTTAAAGAACACTGATGTTGATTTAGTAACAAGTGTTACTGTTGATGCCGGCACAGGTGAAGTAGAAACAACTACAACTAGTATGAGTTTACGAGAAATTATCTGTAGTTTACTTGCAGGTAATGGAATTAAACTTCCTAACTTACAGTTATGTTTAAAAATTAACTTAGGCAGATTGTTAGGTATATCAGGAGTTCCACCAGAATTATATAAAGCACTTGCAGAAGCCGAAGCGGCCTTAGACGAATTTATAGCACATACAAATATTGATAATGTATTGGCAAGACTTAATGCAGCAATCGCCGAGTTTGCCGCAATTGCTAATATGATTAATTTCTGTGGAACACCAGTTAATCCAAAACCTATTCCAAATGTATTGAAGCAGATATTTGGTTCATACTTGGGAGCAGGTAAAGACATTCTTGACAAACTAGGAACCATGTTAGACAGTGACGTAGGTGGTTGCACATCAGGTAGTGGATTTAATGCAGGTATTTTCCAAGGTGGAATTCTTAAATCGTTGGGAGATGTAATTGACGAATTTGGTAGTCTTGCAAATGCTCCACAGGCAACTATTAACAGTTTAGCAAATGAACTTAATGCATTTGCATCTGATATGAAGAATTTAGTTACATTAGAAAATAACTTTAGTGGAACAAACTCTAATGGCGGTAGTGCATTTGCAGATACAAGCACACAAGAAACATATACCGGCGTTGGAACTGCAATTGATTCAAGCACATTAACACTAGCAAAAGCACAAGGACTTGCAGCGGCACTGAAAGCCGCATATGATAGTTTAAGCGGATATCCAGTTGATGATCTAGGAAACAGTATATTTGACTATTTGTTAGATAAACAAATGTTAGACAAATTAAAGCAAAACGATTCGGCTGTAGCTGCATCTGTAGTTAGAACACCGGTTTATGACTATTGTGGCGTAATTACAGGATATACAACATCACCAGATTACACAGTAGCTAAAAGTGAAGGATCTCCAGTAACATTATCTACAGCACCTGGTATAACTGGATTAGAAGAAGGTGGAATAGTAAGTAATAGTTCACCGGCTACAACAACAAATTTAACTAACCCTAATCCAATGGTCAGAAAAGGTGTTCCTGCTACTAGTATAGGTAGTCCAGGCGATAAAAAGGGTGATTTAGCATCAGATAGCACACATATCTATATAGCTAGTGCAGATTATGACGGAATTACTAGTATTTGGGCCAGAGCTTCGCTAAGTTCTTGGTAATATTCAAAAAAATCTAAAAAAACAAGACATTTCGGTTGACAAAAGACTATCTTACTGTTATATTATATATAATTGTATTAAATAAAGAAATGATACTAAAATGAGAGCACAAAAATATAACGATGGAATTAAGCGAATCAATGCTAAAATTGAGGTTCCGCTTAGTAATGACGATGTAGGTGATTATATCTTAAGCGCCTTAATTGGCGAATCTATAGATTTAAGAAGTCTACAACAAATGAATAAACGACAACTTTTGCATCTTGCTAAAGAAGAAATTAAAACGTTTGGAACAGAAAACCCAAGAGAACGAGTTAATGGAATCGATAACGATACAAAAGTTATTGTTAAAAACTATGTGAAACAAATGTTTCCAGAACTACAATGATTAGGAGATCAACTATGAATAAATTTGCATACGGAATTATACTAACAACTATATTATTCGCTCAATCAGTATTTGCTGATGCGATGATGATAACAACTAATGTTGACAATGTTACTGGCTTTGTAATAAAAGCAGAATTACAGAATACAGGGTCTACTCAAGTGTTAACTCCAACCAGATCTTGTTCTGTTGTAAATGTTCCAATTTATGGTAAAACTGGCGGTGCACAAACTGGCGAAGTATTAGGCGGCGCAATTATTGGTGGTATACTAGGTAACCAAGTAGGTGGTGGTAAGGGTAAAGATGCCGCAACTATACTAGGTGCAATACTAGGGGCAGACTATGCCAATAAAAAAGGCGGACAGCAAACTATTGTTGGATACAAACAAGTAGAACAATGTGAAATTATTAATAAAGTAACATGGCAAGAAAACCCACCTAAATGCAGAGTGACAGTAAAAGTGCCTGCAATGAATAACTCGTTGCATACATTTATACTTAACAAGTGTCCTACACTCAATGATACGTTTACAATTACAGCAAAATACTCACTGAGATACAACCGATAAATAAAAAGTAACAAAAAAGCCGGTATAGCTCAGTTGGAAGAGCAGTTGCCTTGTAAGCATCAGGTCGAGTGTTCGAATCATTCTACCGGCACCACCAACTACACATAATATAAAAACATAAACATGAAGGCGACAGGACTGCCGGGCTTAAATGCTTTACTAGGAAATACAAATAGACAAGACATTAACAAAAATTATAAACAGTTCGGGGGATTGGTGAAATGGGATCACGTCTGGTTTGCATCCAGGAATTAAGAGTTCAACTCTCTTATCCTCCACCAAAATTAACCCAGCCAACGTGCTGGGTTTTTTCTTAAAT